ACTTAATTGATTATAGTTGTGTAAGCATAGGAGTATTATGAGCGAAGAGAAAAAGAGTGGAAGACCAAGAGTGTTATCAAGTCCAAAGAAAAAGTTTACGTTGTATCTAACAGACGAGGCTTTCAAGAAATTCAATGAATTATTTGCTTTCAGAGTTATTGCGGGTGAGATGGCTACTAAGTCCAATGTCCTATGTGATGCTGTAGTGTTGTTGCATTCTAAGATATTTAAAGATAAGAAGGGCTAAACATGGAAGAACAAAAAGAAAGAGTTGATTGGAAAGGTCATTATATTTCTAATCCAGAGTTATTTAAGGCTGTCGCCTTTGCTACTCAGATAAGGTTCGAGGGTAAAAGTATGTCCGACGCTGTTGGTATAGCAGCTCATCATTATAAGGTTCCACTATCTAGTGTTGCGCTTGAGATTATGGTTGATGAGTTTTTAAAGAAGGTGGATTCAGGGTTCTAAACTCTTAGAGTTTTAATTATAAAAAACAATATAAAGGACTAGTCAATGTATATAGATGATCTTAAAAAAACTGAAGATGTAAATGCTTTAGATAAACAAAGTTCAAAATATATAAACAAGGTAGGGTGCTATATAGGCGAAATGTTTAACGGCTTTACTGTAAAATCTTTTCATGATGTTAATAATTCAAACTATAGATTTATATGTAGGTGTGTAAAGTGCGGTACTGATCGCATTTGCTCTTTATGTGTGTTGCGTTCATCACATGGCTATAAGTGTAAAATTTGCTCTGATGCATATTTTCATAAGCACAAAATAGATTTTAAAGGTGATTTTGACGTTAGTGGAGTTGGTTTTATCTTTGTTGGTGCCTTTAATTTAGGTGACGACGCCTTGAGATTTTATTTTGCCGTTGCTAAAGGTTCTTTTCATTTAAACGCTAGAAGTGACATTACTGTGCATTTGCGTACTATGAGTTGGGTTTATAATTTGTTTAAGAAGAGGGGGCTTACAACGTCATATCAATTAATAAGCATAAAAATGGATCATGATGAGCATATGTCTATTCATTCTAGCATGATGCGTGGGGCTTCAGAAATTGCGTCTTCGCTTATTAAGCGCAGTAATAAAATTTCCATGTTTAAGAAGGTTTTAAGAGGTCGCTTGAGGAGTATTCACCCAATTGTTTCTGCTATACTTAATAAGGTAATCTTGATTAGGTATATCAATAAGGGTAATGCTGAGCTGGTGTTTCCAGTAGAGTGTAAGAAATATGAGAATATAATGTATGATTCGGTAGATCTGTGGAGAGACTGTTATAATTTGGCATTTTCTGCTGATGATTCGATTAAGCTAGTGTTTGTAGAAGATAAGTAAAGGGTTAATGTCAACCAACTCGGTATTAAAATACCGAGTATCCAAAGAATATTACGCAAGGTTAAGTGTATTTTTGACAAATAATATAACTTTGCCCTGAAGTACTGCGCATAATAAACTGTTACCCGATGGATAATAATTTAATTCAAAGGGTAATAATATGGCGTTATTTCCAAATATTGGACCACAATATTATGATGAAAAGCATAAGGGGATCCTAGAGAGGATGGAGAGCTTTTATAGTGAATCTATCTCTATTAATCAGGCGTTTTGGTCAGAAGCTGATACTGATACTAGATTTGAAGCTGGCGATCAGACTTTGTGGAACGATATGTACGGTAACGTTCCTTTAAGTCAGCGTAAGCAGTTCAATTTTAATCGTATAAGACGTGTAAAGAATATGATCGGTGGGCATCAACGTAGAAATCGCAAGTCTACCGTAGTTGTTCCAGTCGATAATGGCGATGAGGGTACGGCAGATCAATTCTCTAAAATAATGGTTTGGATAAATCAGCAAGAAGGTGTTCTTGAGACTATATCAGAGTCATTTGAGGGTGCTCTAGTTACCGGAATGAATTTGCTTCAAGTCTGGGTAGATTACAGATCAGACCCTGTTTCAGGAAACATTAAAGTAGATAATTGCAGTTACAATAGCTTTCTAATAGATCCTTTTTTCAGAAAGCAAGACTTATCAGATTGTAAAGGGCTTTGGAAGCGTTCATTCTTAAGTAAATCAGAATGTATATCTCTTCTTCCAGATCATAAAGATGAGATTATAGGGCTTGCTGGTAATGATCTTAGAGATAACAAGTTCCAGTTTATGCCAGAGAATTATAACTATGGCCCAAAGAATCTATTAACTTATGATGAGTTTTACTACCGCGACTATAGATCTCAGAAGATGCTAGTCGATAGTCAGACTGGTGAGACAATGGAGTGGAAGAGTGATGATAAAGATTCATTAAAAGAGTTCTTAAGGCAATATCCACAGGTAACTACTATTGAACAGGAAGTTCCTACTGTACGTGTCGCGATTGTGGTACAGGGAAGAGTTATTTTTGACGGTCCTAATCCTCTTGGAATCGATACTTATCCTTTTGTGCCAGTTCTTGCTTACTATACACCACAGCTGCCTTATTTTCCGTGGCGTGTGCAAGGAATAGTGCGTGGCCTTAGGGATGCTCAATATTTATATAATCGTCGTAAGGCTATTGAGTTAGACATACTTGAGAGTCAGATTAATTCTGGGTGGAAGTACAAAGAGGATGCTTTAGTTAATCCTGATGATGTGTTTATGTCGGGGCAGGGTAGAGGTTTAGCTCTTAAAGCAGAAGCTCTGATGACTGATGTCGAGAAGATCATGCCTGCTGGATTAGATCCATCCATGATACAGCTTTCAGAGATCTTAGCTAAAGAAATTCAAGAGATATCTGGTGTAAATGAAGAACTTTTGGGCAGCGCTACTGACGACAAAGCAGGCATCCTGAGCATGCTTAGACAAGGTGCTGGGCTTACTACATTGCAGGTCTTATTTGATCAATTAGATAGATCACAAAAGCTACTTGGTAAGATTATATTAGATATAATTCAGACTAACTTTACTCCTGGTAAGGTGAAGAGAATAATTGAAGAGGAGCCTTCACCACAGTTCTATAATAAGGCATTTGGCACTTATGATGCAGCTATAGAAGATGGCCTAAACACTACTACTCAAAAGCAGATGCAGTTTGCGCAACTTATGCAGATGAAGGAGCTTGGTGTAGAAATTCCTGACACAGTATTGTTGAAGGCTTCTACCTTGCAGAACAAGAAAGAACTTACTCAGGCTGTTGAACAATCTGCGCAAGAAAAAGCTCAAATGGAGCAAATGCAATTACAGCTTACTATTGAAGAGAAGAAAGCTCAAATTGAGTTGGCTAAAGCCAGAGCTATTGCAGATAAGGGGCTTGGGCTTGAGAGAGCTAGTCGTGTTGAAGAGAATGAGGCGTTTGCTGTTGAGAGATATTCAGAAGCTAAGAAAGATAGAGCTATTGGTGATCTTAATATTGTAAGAGCAATGAAAGAGATCGAAGAGGTAGATCTAGCACAATTAGAGAAACTTATCACTTTATCTCAGGTAGTATCTATGGATAATGCTCGTGATCAAAGGGTGCAAGAAGCTTCTAAAAAAGGTACAATGGCTGAAGCAATGAAGATGGCAACTGGAACTATTGGTGAGAGTTCGCCACCTCAACAACAAACAACTTTATAACTTTTTACAAAGGATAATTATGAAAAGCTTAAGATTATATGTATTAGCAGCGACATTGTTAACAGCTAGCGCGACGGCACTGAGCTTTGCTCCAGAGAGAAGTAGGTTGAGTCTTGGTTACCATAAGGTATGCGACAAACTATCCAATCACAAAGGCAAAGTTGGGTTAGCAGCTGGTGTGGTAGGTGCAACTATATTCAACAAAGTGTTCTCTTATGAAATAGATACACATGTAAAGCCGTTGATAAAAAGTGTTTGGAAAAGGACTTGTAACTTTTTCAGACGTATACTTAAAAAAGAAGAAGAACTTTAAAGATTACACCTCTTTTGGTTAGAGGTATTACCTTGTACCACTAATACGGTACGGTTTCCAAGGAGATATTATGGCTAAGAAGTACTATGACAGCAACTATAGCGGTATGGATGCTAGACGTGCTCAAGAAAGTAGCGATGCGGGAATGATTCCTAGCTCGAGAGGCATTGCTAATATGCCTCAAGAAGTAGTTTATAAGCAATATCCAGCACAGGGTTATTCTGGCACAGAAGGCTTGAATGATACAATGTCTGGTGTTGATAAACAAATGAAAAGTGATATGAAAGGTAAAAAACCTTCTAACGCTGAAAAGTACTAGGAGATATTATGCCTGTCATGCCAAGAATCAAGGGGAAAGCTGAACGTATAGCATACGAGATACTTGGTATCCCGATAAATATGCGGAATAAAAGAAGAACAGCTAAGCATAGTAAAATTAAGAAGCGGCTCAACTTTGAGGAAACAAGACTTGTCAGGTGATAGAGACTCAGTCTCTTTAGATTTGCTATTTCGTATAAGGGGGATAATTTCCCCCTCTTTTTTAATAAATGAAATGAGTCCGTGAAATTTTGTCACGACCTGGCCCTGTCGTCTAATGGTAAGGACATTGCTCTTTCACAGCAAAAAC